GCTCTTCAAAATTATCTTTAATAAAAACATCTAAGGCTTTACGAAGTTCTTTTCCTTTTAGGCTCAGATCAACATCCCACTCAATATCAGAGTCTTTCATTAATTTCTTAACGCGAGCATCTGTTAATAAGTGGTAACTTCTATCAAACTTTCCTAATCTATAAAGTAAAGGATTTGTGTTGTCTAGGGTAACGGCTAGTTGTACTAAAGCATCAGGTCTATAAGACCAAACATTCTTATCTGGATATGCTTGTTCTACAAGACGCTTGTAAATCATAGCTCCTTGACGAGGACTTTTTTCTTTGTCTCCTCGCATAAAGGATATGATATTAATGTCATTTGCCTCAGCGTCTTCTAGAGCTTTGCTAAAAGCTGCTCTAATAACTTTTACAGCATCGCCAGATCCTGTTGATATCCACGAAGTCATTTCTCCGTCTTCACCTAAAGCTTCAAAGTCAACCCTTAAAGTCCTTACCTTTTCTTTTTCGGGAACCAACTGTTCTTCACTAATAGTATGAGATACTAAAATGTCTTGACCCTCAGCGTTCTTAAAGACGTACTGGATATCAGCACTCTTATCAAAATAAGGATGACCTTCTCCTATCTTAGTAAGAACATAAGGGGCTTCGACTGCAGGAGTAGCTCCGGGTGTAGGCGTAGCTTGGGCTGTAGGAGTAGCTTCAACAGGGGGCATCAAAGCAGTAAACTGTTCAATAGCTTCATCTAGAACTTTTATTTGGGCATCTGTAAGAGAGTTATTGAGTTTTTCAATAGCCTCCATTAGATTTCCAACACGTTCTTGATACTCTGCGTCTGTTTCACCGGAATGCTTTAGAGTTTCAGTTACAGGTATTCCCATACGATACTGCATGAGCATTCTAAAAAGCTCCGAACCACCCTGAGCTGCCGCTTCTTTCTCTGCATCTTTTTCCACGCCTAGGGCTTTATACCGGATAGCATTATTTTCAGCGTTTTCTTTAAACGATTTAGGTCCTTTAACGCCTTTTCTAAAGTACGCTTTCTCAATTATAGCTTTTGTTTCGGCGTCAAAAAAATTCCATAGATCAGAAAATGAAAGCTCATAATCATCCCCAAGAACTATATAAGAAGCGGCATGAGCTACTTCTTCGGATATGACAACCCTTAAAGCTACATCGTCTCCTCCCCGCGCATCAATAGCTCCCTGCCCCCCTTCATGGACTGTAATTGTATAGGGGTCTTCGCTATTAACACTCATTGCAGATTCTCTGCTGGGTCCAGGCTTAATTACTAAACCGCGAGTCATAGCGGCAATTTTATTAGCTAGTTTTCTCCAACCCTCATGTTTACTCTCGTCTCGAATCATGGTTTCTAAACCAAACAGACCCTCTGCTTCGATAGTAGAAGATTCCGCTGCGGGTTCCGCTACAGATGTAGATTCAGTGGATTCAATCTTTTGCTTTAAAGCGTAATAGTATGCCTTTAGTTTATCAGTAGAAAGCTTTTTAGGATCATTGCCATGCTTTTCAGTAAGCTTTGCAAATTCAGCTTTCGCTTGGTCTAAGGAAATTTTACTGACGTACAAACGAGCCTGATTCCACACAGCTTTCTTTGCTTCGATCTCCTTACCTTTTTCAATAAGAAGCGCCCTTGTCTCATCGCTAGTCTTCTGAACAGCTTCAAACTCTTCTTTTGTTAGACCGGCATATCCATGACTTTCTAAAGAAGTGTTAATAATGTTTCTAGCAATTTCAGGGTCTAACGACATTACGTCGATATCGGATAAAGACCTAGCTAAAAACTCAGCTCTGTTCTTTAAGGCTGTCTCAAGAGACTCTTTAACTTCCGTTGCCTTTTGTCGTAAAGCTTCAGGAGCCTCCTCATCGTCAATCAAGTCTACCAGAATTTGGTAACTATCTACTTCAGAAGGATTAAGGTCTTCCTCGTTAGCCTTAACAATACGTCTTCGATTTAACTCTGTAGTAAAATCTTGTAATGCTTGGACGTATTTAACATCAGCCTCACTGCCTGCTAGCTGTCTACGTAGTTTTGCAAGACCTTCTTTACGCGCAGCTGCAACTGTAGTGTTTTCGTTTCTTGCAATGTAAGACGCCATCTTCTTTAAATCAAAGAACTTTGCTTTGATTAGTTTATGTACGTTTACACCACGTTCAAACGCGTGTTCAATAAGCTGCTTTGCTGTGTCTAAGGTTTCTTTATTAGCTCCGCGAGCCTTTAGAGTATCTTGAACATGCATAACAGCGGCCTCAACTGCGTCTAGACCAGAAGCTTTTGCTAGCCAGTTTAAAGCAGTTGCCCGTTCTTTGTCAGTTTTGTTAGCAGCTCTAGTCTCATTGATACGCTGCCAAAAGGCTCTAAAAGTTTCGTTAGGTGGCAAAGGTCTTGCTAACATTTGTCTAGCAATATCAGCCCTAGCTACCATACTTCCAGTGCCTTTGATTAGCGTATTTAGGATACCACCAAAAATAGCGCCGACGCCAGCACTAGCCATAGCATCCATAAAATTAAATCTAAATTCTTCGCTATCGATTTTATCACCGTACACTAGACGCTGAAATTCGTAGATGTCGTCTAAGCTAACAGCATAAGCTACTAACTCACCTGTTGCACCATCTAATGCACTAGAAGCTAGTCGGCCCAGTTGGCCAACTTCAGCTCCTTCATCTAACAAAGCCTTTTTAAAGGAGTTCCAAAGAATACTTTCTTTTTCTTTGATAATCCCCTTAGCAGCCTCAGTAGCAACTTCTGTTACTTCGTCTACATTCTTTGTACTTTTAGTAAGCCGCTTGTAGTTTTTAATAGTAGGAATGATAACTTCATCCGCTAAGTTAACCATCAAGAATTTTCTAGACATCTTAGCTGTATCAGTACCTACTCTAATTCCTTTACTAACACCTTCTAAGCTTCTTCCTGAAATAGTTAGAAGAGCGTCGGTAGCCTTTCCTATTTGATAGCCTGTAGCGGAAGCCCGACCTCCTAAATGAAGAAGTCCTCTAGCTCCCTTTCTAGCAAGGAAAGCTGCACCAGAGCCGCCAAAAGTAATTGGAATAAGAGCAACGCTTAAGCCCATCTCAGCTACCGAATCAGGATCAGTTATGATTCCTCGACCCAAGTCATACAGGAACTGAGTCCCGTATTCAACGTTAGACATCTCAGCCATTTTAATACCAGCTTTAAAGTCTACAGCCCTAGCGTTTAACATAGTAACTAGACCCGGGATAGACGGAGCACTTTTAATGTCCTCAGGAGTTACTCCAATTCGTTGAAGAAATCTTCCTTGACTACTTTTGCTGTTTAGCAAAGCTTTTACTACAGTATCTTGTAGCTTAGCATTTGTCTTCCAATTAGCATCTGTTTTGTATACAAGTTCTTCTACGCGTCCACCAGAAGTAAAGGCGTTTGTCCCTAGATCGTCTGAAAACCACCCAGCTACAATACCTCCAATACCTGAACCAACGCCGTACTCTCCTTCTTTAGTAGAACCCAAACCCATTTGAACCCCTAGTTCAAACTCGGTTAGTTGGTTTTTAATGTCAGCTGGAAGAAGATGATGAATCTGTTGGATGTACTTATCTGTTCCTGCAAACTGAGCTTGATACGCCATAGCGTTATAGCCCATCCATGTTTGCATATTAGCCGAATCGTTTTGTTGGCTAATGAACCTATCTAAACCAGCCACAGGCTCAAAGCCGTTCTCTAACCTAGTAACCCTTTCTCCGTAAGGCAGACTACCGTCAGCTACTTCAGAGTAATACTCATAGAACTCGTCTTCTTTTTTAGCTTCTGCTGCAGTGGCAAATGCTTCTTCCATCTGAGCCGCTTTAAAAAGACTTCTCTCATAACGCTCGTTTTCTCTTCTAATACGTTCTTGTGTTTGTATAAAAGTGGGAGCACCGTCATATACATTGTATCTATTGCTGTATTGACTAGGTGTGTAACTTGTTATTGACATTTAATTTTCCTGCCCGCAGGGGGATTATTAAGATTATGAATCAGCAATGCGTGAAAGACCTCTACCTATTACATCAAAAACCCTCGTAGATCCTTCAATAAATTCTTTTTCTTTTCTTAAACTCTCTAAAGTTCTTCCTGTTTCTGGATCAATAGGACTATCGTCGGGGAAGAAGATATCATAGATATCAAGAATAAGGCTATAGTTTTGAGTTTCTTTTGGCAGCGTTTTAAACGGTACAGGAGCTTGGCCCATGTAAAAAACTTCTGTAGGCCGTACTGGTGTAGCCGCTTCTAATCTAGAATCACGCAAAGTAAAATACTGTCGGCCATTTCTAAGAGAAACCTCAGCCGAAAACTCCGTCATGCCTTCTCTTAGCTCCATGTTACTTAAAGCCCATTGTTCCATAGCTACAAGGCCGTTATAAGTTAAACCGTCAGCTGTAAAAAAGGCTTTAAACACAGGAGCAAGATCCTTCATATCCTCAGGTAAGGCGGTTTCTAATTCGTCCTTGCCTTGTAAAAAAGCGGTAAACATTTCATCATCAAATAAAGCATAATCAAATTCAAGAATTCGTTGTACTTGATCGATTCTTTGCCGTGCTTGAGGATCGTTGCCTCCTACTTCTTTAAGCTCTGAGATAAAACGATCTTGCCCTTCTTTATTAACAATGCCTTGTACAGAAACACCATTACTTACGTCTCTTCCTATACTAACTACATGACGATTACTGGGATGTTGAGGATCATCTAGTTCATACATAGGTTGAACTTCAAATCGACGCAACCCTTTATATTTTTCCATGCCTCCAACTGCCGTAAACGGCTGTACATCGACTAGCTTAAGGTTATTACTTGCAAGATAATTCGTAAGATCCTTAACAGTCACATTACCGCTTTGTGTTATAGAGTAGTCGAGAAAGGAAGAGGCTACGTCAAAACCAAGAAAGTTATATAACTCATTTATAAAAGCTTCCGTTTTCTCATAACCAGGGGCTCCTCTAACTTCTTGTCCCGCGTTTCGCCTACCTTTAATAGCAACCTCAAATCTTTCTTGAAAGAGTTCCTCAGTTTCTGTAAGATTTACCTCTGGATCTGCTACTTTAAAAGTCTTATCTAAATAATCTCTTTGAAAATAATCAGCTGTTAAAAACCCGGTTATTTCAGCTTCAAAGGAGCCTATTTTTTGAACGTAAGCTTCTCGAACTCTTTGTTGTAGCTCAGCTGGAGTATCTTGTGTAATAACGCCTTCGTCTAACAAAGGAAGAATGTACTTATCCGCAAAACGACCTGCTGTTGATCCTGTAAATTTTCCGTTAGTTACGACCTGAAGAAATTTAATAGTTTTATCTCTTTGGTCTTTTCCTTTTAACTCCGCAAGACTTACCATTATAGGATGAGCGGGATCTCTAATAATATCTGTAATAGCGTCCCCAACTCTTTCAGCACTGCCCATAGGATCAGCTGCGGTAAACGTAGGAATCATGTCACCTAGAGCGTTATTTAAATAAGTTTCCCACTTCTCATCCGTATCCGTTGCACTGATAGCAACCTCATTAGGCGTAGGCTCAATTCCAAGCTCCTGCACGTTACCTGTTGTATCCATTGCAATGGTAAAGGGATTGTTTCCATCTTTGTAAGCAGCCTCTAGAGTATCGGCTGTTTCCATTAATTTAAGAACAGGCAAAGTTACATTACCAGAGCTTTCTATATCTTCTCTAAGCATATGGCGTAGATCTGTAGCAGATGTTATAAAGTCACTGGTAAATAAAATCATAGCTATTTGAGCGGCAAGTTTACCACGATCTACTTCATCAGGAACAAGTGCGATTAAATCTTCGTTAGCAACAAGGCTGTCTTGTAAGTTAACAGCTAACTGACCAAGTTCTGTATCACTTGACATCCATATGTCATCTAACCCTGTTTTTATAACAGCTAAAATACCATCTGTTTTATTAGGATCGCCTGTAACTGTTTTTATCTTATCTTTAGCAGATCCCATAAGAAGAGCAGACGACCTGTCTAACATCCCAGTTAATTCTAAAATAAGTTCGCCGGAATGTAGCTGCCGCTGACCCCAAGGCATTTCAGATATTTGGTTAAGTCTATATCTTAAATCCCGTAGATTCACTATTCCCTTGTCTTCGTTATATACCCCTTGAATAGCGTTTCTTGTAGCTGGATCTAAGGTTTGAATTCCATACGTTGGATCAAACTTTCTAGCTTTGGCGTCTTTTTTAATCTTATCTACTTCTTCTGGTGTATAACCTACCTCGCCTAAGCTGTCAGCTAAAAAGTCAACTTGTTGCACAAATGCATTCTCTTGGCTTGAGTCAACAACAGATACAGCGGCAGCTTGAGCCAACGAGTGAATAGTGTCAATCGCTTCAGGCAGAGCCGTTACTGCATTATGAGCACGTAGATCTCCTAAATCTGACAGGGCTGAAATAGTTGAAGTAGATGCTACATCAGGATCCCCTTTAGGATCAGTAAAAATTGTTGAAGCTTCTTTTGTATTACGCCTAACTCTATCCGTTATCTCTTTTCCAATTGCTGTAGTATTCCTACGAACAAGATTGCCTCGGTGTGTAGCTCCTCTATCAGCCAACCTTTTATTTAGGTTGTCTACAATGGCAGCGTCTCGCTCAGCGTTTCCTGTATCAACTCCAATATCTATTGAAGGGTCAATTCCTTTAGCGTAATCTATAAAATCAATAGCTTGGGCTAAACGACCTTCATCAGTATTTGGGTAAATCTTAGGATTAGTGCTATAGTATTGATTAACTAAATCACCGCCTTTAGCAATAGCATCTAGTCTAGCTAAAACATCTTTAGCGGCTTTATCAACCTCGCTCATAAACCTATCTTCTGATCGTTCGGCAGCTGCTTCAACGGAATCACCAAAGTTCGAAGCTTCTACGCTTTGTCCGCTAAGCAATACTTCAGCTTCCCTCATTAAATCAGGATTATCACCAAAGGCATCAGCGAATACTTCAGCGTATTGCTCAATGTAATACTTAAAAGTAAACTCTTTATCTTCATCTGTAAGATAGTCACTAGCCATCGTGTTGTTTTTATCGATTTTAAACTGAGCAGCGATGTCCGCAAACTCTAGTTTGTTAGCTTTTTTCTGACTATTCCACTGAGCTTTTCTAGCAGCGAGTTCAATAGCTGGGGTATTAAAACCGCTATTAAGAGTTTTTTGATACTCAGCTAGCTTTAAAGTTTCTTTATCAACTTCTGAAATACCTTTTCTTTGATCAATTTCTAAAAGCTTTTCCTCTAGCCTTAGACTTGCTTGTTGATCTGTAAGAACAGGAAGCTGTTTTTTATACTCGTTAACCTTGGCTTTTAATCTAGCTTGATTATCGACCAGGTTCATTTTTTCTTCGTACTGTTCGTAAAGTTTCTTTTCCTCTAAAGCTCTTTCCTCAGGATTAAGAAGAGGACTTAGATTTCCAATGTTTGTCTGAAGGTCTTGTAAATTTCTTTTATCGTCTATTTTACCTACAGTAACTAAACCCTGAACAGAGGCGCTCCCAGCCTGCATACCAGCTTGGAGTAAATTTGCTAGGTCTGTGTAAGTGTTGCCACCCGTACGGGTTACATTAGATCGTCCAAAAACAACCTGTCCTCCACCTACCTGAGACTTTTCAATCTTAGTCGTTTCTTGAGTAGGAGCTACAACGGACTGTTGAGACAACTCGTTCACCAGTTTGTAGATCCCGTAATCTTTCTCTCTTCGACTAGGGCGCTGAACATTAGGGTCCCTATTTTCTTGTCTTGGCATTTAAAGATCCTTTTCAAAAGCTGGGTAGTTTATAACCTAAGTCACTAAGACCACTTGCCATACCAATGCCTTGAGAAGCACCGCCAGCTGCGCCTGATAACATACCAGTTAACATACCTAAAGTGCTAGGCCCTGTAGGAGGATTTCCTACATCTCCCGGCATATAAAGACTAGCTGAATTATAGCTCAACAGATCTCGCTGATCTAAAGCAGCCTTGTATTGATTTTTAGCATTTGTATCTGCTGCAAACTTTTCTCTATACAGTTTATTACGCTGCTCTTGAAAACCAGCAGCGGCTCTTTGCTGAATTAGATCGGCGGTGCCGCCTCTTAGGTTTCTACCAGTAGCCTTAGCAGTCAACCCAGCATGAGAAAGAATCTGACTTCTTGCCGTGTTTGCTACGTTAGCTTTGAACGCATCTCTATTATATTTTAAAACATTGCCATAGTTAGCTACCGCTGTTTTAGCAATTTGTTTATTGTTGAAGCGACGTAAAGCGTTTTGCCTAGCCGCTTGAAAATTCTTTCTGTCATTTGCTAGAGAGTTCTTGAAATTGTTTCGTTCCGTCTCTACTTTATTAGCCAAATACTGTGCCTGAGCTTCAGTTTTTTGACCTTGCATGCTCATGAAACTACTAGCAGCGCCTACGGCAGCCATTCCAGCAATCATCACACCCATGTTAATCTCCTAAAAATGTGACTATTTCCTCAATGTCTGAGTCTAGATTCTCAGTAAAGTAGTATCTATACTCTAGATTTGTTTGGGAATCTAGCCACGAATTTAAAAAAAGCTCTGCGGATGTAACTAAGTTTTCAGGAGTTACATCCAATGTTATAGGTTCTCGCTCAATCTGTTTCTCAATAGAGTTTAACTGATCCTCTAAGCTTTTTCTATGTAATATAATAAGTTTATTTACAGGAACTTGTAGGTTAACTAAAGAGACAGGCCACACCTTAGCAATGCCTTGCTCTACTTTAGCTACCTGTTTAGGTAAAAGATCGTAGTAACCACCTGGGTTGCCTTCTTTTGGAAGCAAACCCCCTAGAAATTTATCTCCGTTTACTAGATACTTTGCTTTAACGCACTGCTGCATAACAAACGAAGATCCTACTCTAGGACCTATTCCGGTAACTACGTTTAAAGACATTTGATTTTCTTTGTTTAAATACGGTATTATGAGTTTCTATAGGGTTTAAAGTTTTAACTCTATTTGCTCCTGATAAACGAGGACCTAACAAAAGATCGGCTCTTCTTTTATCATCTAACCAAGAGTCAACAATTTCTTGCTGCTCTTTTTCTGCATTTGTTGCAATGATGTCATCGACATCTACTCCCAAAGTATCCTCAAAGTAGTTTACTGAAGCTGCTAAAACATCTACGCGGTCATCGTGTTTTAACGATCCCCTAGTTTCAGTCAACCTAGTAAGTTGCTTTTGAGTATTCTCTTGTCTGATAGCGCGTTTAGAAAAGACTAAACGGTGTTGAGACATTACAGGTTCTAGGGTTTTTATAATCCTAGTTTCCTTCATTCCGGATACCCTGTAACCTTCGAGTCCTATCTGACCTCCCCCAATCCGCCCAATGTGAGGGCGCAGAAGAGATCCAAACATACCGTCGCCATAGTTCTCTTCGTATCTAATAAGGTTTAGTGTAGGATACTCAGTAGCTAATGATACTATTTTACTTAGTAATGCGTCTTCGTATCCGCCATCAAACCCTAGAATATCATGTACCCACACGTAGCCGTTTCCAAAGGAAGCGATGCAGACAGCAGTTTCGTCAGCGCCTCTACCAGAGGGGTCAATGTGCATTACTGTATGCTTGTACGGTTGATATACGTCTGAGATCCACATGGGCTTTGAAATAACATCTCCATTCAATCCGAACGAAGGCATATCTCGAGCGGCATCAGAACACCAGATTACTTTTTCAGGGAAGACTTCGTTATCCAAGTCCAAGACAACAAGATCGTTAAGCCGAAGAGGGTAGCGATCTTGGTCAGCAAGGGAGGTGTCCAAGTGATAATGCAAAGAAAACAACTTTGGTCCGATCCTTGCTTTACGTTCTGCAAGCAGTTCGTCTGAAAATCTTTCCGGTTGAGTAGAGTCACCCGGAGATAGATCCATATCAAGAATCTGATCATCAACGTCGCGTATCTGCCCTGGCATATCTTCGTCTGGGAAGAGCGCCGGGAACTTAAAACACATATACGCATCACGGAGTTTGTTGTAAATAGACTCTGAACTTTGAGGTGTTCCAAGAATTCGAATAAGTCCTTTACCGGGGTTTCTAATTTGCTCAATTTCCCATACCTTGTTTAATAACTTTTCTCTAGCTTCGGCAGTCTCTGAGTTTTTTTCAATCTCCACATCATCAAGGATTACAGAATCTGCGTGAGATCCTGTAATCTGAGACGAGATCCCTCTAGAAAATACAGAAAGATCCTGTCCCGTTGTAGTTTTACACTCCACATTAAAACCAAACGCCGAGTCTTTTGTGTTAGGACCGGGTTCCATGTGTCTCATATAAGGAACTAGAGTCAAGATTTTACGAGTCATGCTTATAAATTCTGTACTCTTAATAGCTGTAGCTGAAAGAACCATGATAACATGGTTTGGATCTCTTAGCAAAAGCCACGAAGCAAACATAGACGTAAGGACAGATTTACCTGCTCCACGCCCCGCCTGCAACTGGAACTCATCTGGTCCATTTTGAAGACGTTCTGCCATCATATATTGTAAAGGAGTTGGCTCTCCTAATCCTAGATACTTCATACACTGATGAAGATGATTTCTAAAGTCATTTAGAATATCTTCTGGAATATCCTTAGGAACTAACTCCCTGTTTATTTCAGTTAACGGCATAATAGTATTCTCCTTATGCGTTTCTCTCTTAGACTCAGGCGTTAGTGATCACGACCCAAACTTAAAAGGTAGATCAATTTTTTCTTCAATGACCTTATCTACGTTACGTTCAGTTAGTTCTAACTGATCTCTGTTTTCTTTTAAGACATCAAGAACTACTTTATATAGTTGAGGTCCTCTAGCTTCTTCGTTATCTAAATCTCGCATAAGCGAAACAAAAAGCTTTTCATTTAGACTCTTATAGTCCATAGTAAAACTCCGTATCAATCTTTATTCCACGGGAAAAACTTCCGCGTCCAATACCATAGCTTTCTTCCAGACAAAGCGCCTATAGTAAAAACAACGGCTGTATAGAATAAAGTTCCTAGTACGTTTTCTACATCAAAGTTCATATCAGTCCTTATTAATCTTGTCTTTAATATCTTCTAAATCTCGTCTAATTCCCTTTACCATAGTAAAGTAAACAAGAACCCAGACAATTAAAGGGGTGATGTTGTTTTCTAACATAGGAATTAAAGTTGTAACTTCCATCAGTCATCTCCAGGATCGTATGTTTCTGACCACTGGCCAAACAGAATACCAAGATCGGTTCCGTTTACAGTGCCATCAAAATTAAGATCTGAGCGAGGGTTATTGGTACCCCAGTCACTCATTAAAATTCCTTGATCTAGCGCATTAACCACATTGTCAGCATTAATATCTGCAATCTGATCTTCTCTGCGAATTGTTACAGCCCAAGAAATACTTTCTGTTATAGTCTGATTCCCGGGGACAGGAAAAACATAATCTTTAACGATACGTCTTTTTTCAGGTTCCCAACAAAGATCAGAGTTTAAATCAAAAATAGGAATCATGCCCTCGTCTATCTTCACAGATTGTCTGTATTTAACGTTTCTCTCACCTGAAGATTTATTAGTTACTTGGGCATCTCCTTCCATAGTAAACACACCGACATTAGATACTGCGGGTGTTACATAGTACACCACCAGTTCTCTTGTATCAGTCTCAGCCTCAGATACAATCTGAAGCATGGAGGTAGGTTCGCCATCAGCGTCAAACACTGGTAACCTAGTAGTATACATAGGCGTTAAGCGAGGACTACAAGGCTCTTCTTCGCTTTGAGCAAATACAGAACCAGTTACAGAACACGCAATGACCAGTAGATTAAATAATTTCATCAGCACTTCCATTTTCTGCGGGCTTTACGTAGCCTGCTGTTAGGATTTTTAGCGGCCTTGGGAAACTTCTTCATTTGTCCGGCGGATCTAGCACAATAGCTTTTCTTTCTTGCCCCACCTCCAGGTTGGGGGGCCTTAAGATTAGAGCCGGTCCTGCGGTTAATCGATCGGCGACCCTTTGCAGTGAGGCCTCCCGATTTTGATTTGCATCCGTTTCCAATGTTACACCCCTTCATAGCACCCTTGCTTTTAGATTTTCCTTTTTTAGCCATTACTTTACTCTTTTTAAAGAAGTCATTAGTTGTTGATATTGCTCGTTGCCGTATATAACAGATGGAAAAACTGTAGCTGAGCTTCCAGCCGCTGAAGCAGAGGCTGTAATAATATCCCAAGATATTTCAGCAAACTTATTAGCCCCCGCTAAGTTGGGATGGACAGGATCTTGAAGGTAGGTAGTTTTCATAACATCGTAACTACCTAGATCGTCTCGTACTTTCTTACATAAATCAATAAAAGCTACGTCTTCAAAGCCCCCTGATCCAGCTATGTTACGATAAAAAGTAGATTGAGCTTCCCATCGAGAGGTAGTAGCATTAGCTTCGTATTGAGCAACTAAAATAAATTTTAAACCGCTTCTTAAGTTTCTATAGCGTTCAATGATTCCTTGAGTGTGCTCAGTAACGCCAGATATATTTCCATCGTTAGCGCCGAGCTGAATCATTACTATGTTAGTATCCATAAAATTCAAATACTCTTTCATAGCTTCGTCACTATAATAATGCGGTCTGTTATTAAAGGCCGATAAATTAGTAGCAGGGTTATTGTAGTTAAATCTATGATTAGCCGTTTTAAAACCGCCGCCACCTGTATAAGCCATTTGCATTCCAGTAACAGCTTTGTCCATGTAGGTACAAGCTAACAACTGAATACGAGTTCCAGTAGGACCAAGAAGATAAATTGAAGTGCCGCCGTTGTTACTGGATACGCCCGTGTTATCTACAACTTTTTCTATTGTGTTATAACCTGCTGTTAGACTATACTGATTACCGTTTTCAGAACCATTGCCACCAGATCCAAATTTCCAGTCTACTCTAACTGTGCAATCTTGTTCAGCATATATTAAACATCGAATGGCTGTTTGTGTTCCATTAAAAATATGCGTTGATTGCTGGCTACCTGACCATAATGCTAAAGAGTTTAAAATACCGTTGATGGTATAAGCTCTTGAAGTAGATCCTTGTGCCGTTTGCTCAGAAAGCGTGGCGTTTACACCAGTAGATGAGCCTAAAGGTTGTACTTGAGTTCCTGAAAAAGCGGTATTAATTACGGCAGAGTTTTCTGGATCGGGTCCATTAGACATTGCACTAGTACCTGAAATCCCAGAGCCTACTCCGCCGGTGATCTGAGATCCATTCTGAGCTTGATTACCATTACTCATACCTTGAGAGATACCTTTCCAGTAAGCAGGATCCCATGAGTTTTGATAACCTACCCTCATAAAGTTAGCTTGGGTTGGGTTATTAATAGAGTCACCGACAATCATAATACTAGCATCTCCGTTAAGCAAAGCCGGAGATACAATATCTAAATTCTTTGAGTAAGTCTGTTGCTGTACAGGGTAAGTGTCGGCAAGCTCTTTAGCCATTAAACCTATTTTAGAAGCTTTTTCTAGTGACATTGATTCTAAAATCGCTTCAGATTCAGAGCTTCTAGCGTTGGTTACGTCTTGATATTCAAATCTAGGCATTACTTCTTCCTTTTAGTAGTGTTTTTCTTTTTACCTGCAGATTTCTTTTTCATCTTAGCAGCACAAGAAGGACACATACCGGCTTTCTTTTTTCCATATTTCATTTCTTTTTAGTTCCTTTTTTCCAAGAAATTCTTTTAGGACCTTTTTTTAATTTAGACCTAGAGTTACACTGCGATTTAGTAGGACGACACGCAGGGTATTTACGTTTACTACCACCCTTAGCAGACTTGCGACCACAAGCTTTGCCAGTCTTGCAATCAATCCAGCCTTTCCCATTGTTACGGGAAAACCATTTTTTCAAGCCCTCTTTTTTAGCCATTACTTCTTCTTACCCTTACTCTTGTTACCCCAGTTCTTAGCTCCTACCTTTCGGCATTTAACTAAAGCACCTGAAGCGTAAGCGCTAGGCCACTTAGTATAGCGGCTTTTAACTTTACTATAGCAAGCATCACGTTTAGCTTTCTTTTTCTTAGCCACTACTTACCTTTTTTCTTTGCTTTTGCTTTTGCTTTAAACTCTGCAACTCTTTTTTCTTTTTGAGCTGGAGTTGATTTATTAGAGGCTAGCATAGCCTCGGTAGATTTTCTTAAAGCAGCTGCTTGTTTCGTAATCTTAACTTTTGTTGGACCTTTAGCTGTTCGCTTTGCCCAAGCATCAATATCGGCAATCTTGTTATAGATAGTTTGGGCGCCTACGCTTCTGTTCTGGTTTTCAAATTTAATACGAGCGTTTTTTCTTGTTTTAGCGGGGATTGTTTTTGAGGGTTTTTTCTTATTCATAATTCAATAACCTTTCTTCATACCAGCTTTACGCTTAGTCTTAGTTACTTTTTGACCAACCTTTGCTGCGTATGCTTTAGCAGCTTTCTTACCCTTAGTACTATAATCAAATTTCTTTTTTCCGACCTTTGGCATTGTATCGTTCCTTTTTAATGCGTTTAATATAAGCGGGCCTTACACGAGGTAACTGATTCTCACGGGGAGTTTTCTTGCTTTGTTTCCTCAAGAATAGAAATCCTTGTATCGTGGTTGTTTAAAGTCTTACGAATATCGTGAACATTATCTCTGGTTTTAGACGTTTCTTTGTCTAACATCTCTACCTTTTGCTGTACAGCGGGTATAGCCCATACCCTATAAAGAACAGCTCCAACCATAGCCGCTACTATACCTATAGCTAGTAGCAATAAATCAAACATTTGATCGCTTGTCATTACCTACCTCTCGCAATGGAAGAACCGCCAAGGTAAAAACCAACGGCGGCAAGAAGAGCAGCGCGAAGCTCAGGTAGCACGACGATTCCTTGGAGCTGCTCCCATCCTCCGGTAAAGATTCCGAGTAAATCCCAAGGGGCTCGGTCTCTTTGGACCCATGTATCGATTCCGATAAGGGATCCGAGGAAAGGAGCGACTGCAAGGGTCCAGAGGACTGTGAAGACGAGCACCCTGCGACCAATATGGGTGCCGCGTTTGCTAGCCCTATCAGAAGAATCGTTAGCCGCAATTTGTTTTTGTAATAGCATTTCTGTAGTACGCTGCTGATTCTCCACAGACATTGCCATAAATCTGAATATAAAACCTGCAAGACCTCCTCCTAACATCGAGATTAGCTCTAGGTTCATTGTATTTCTCCAAGTAAAAAGACACCAAGGGGACACAGCGACCCCTTGGTGCCTCTATGATAAGTTCCGACGCTGCTTGCCCTGAGGCATGCTGCACTGAAGGGCGTAACTTATGACGTTCGCTCCACGAACTGCAACAGCAGCAGACGGTCCTAAGGTTTAAATAGCAAACCCAACCGTGCCACCGCCACTGCCACCGCCACCCGGCTCGGCGTTGTGCGCCCCATAGGATCCCCACTGTTTCCGAGTGGTACTGTTTGGATCAGTCACATCCGGGAACCCATACGTTCCGCTAATCAAGACTCCACCGCCAGACGTGGTGTTTGGAGCGTAGTCGGTGAGAGGGTTCACGCCGTTCGTGAGAAGGACGCCGTCGTGGTATCCCGCGAAGTTCCCATCATGCGCACCCGAAGTGCATGATCCGGTTGCGTTTCCAAGGAGGTGAATTCCGTTGTTACGCGAGTTGGACCCTGTCCCCAGAGCGAAGCCGTAACCTCCGCAGTTGTAAACGAGGTTCCGACTAACCGCACAAGACCAGTTGGCATTGGTGGAAATTCCTCCGTCGAATTTGAACCCGTCACCGCCGAAGTCAATGATCGTGTTTCGATTGAACTCCATGAAGTAGCACTGTCCAACGCTCGACACGTTGATCCCGACGCTCGCGTTGTGCGGGCTGGTTCTCTTGTCGATGACAGTGCAGCCTTGAATTCTTGCCTCACGATATCCCACAGCGCAAGAAATACCATAAGGGCTTCCCGCTCCCGATCCCGTCAGTTCTCCGTAGCAGTCGATCATGCTTCCGCGATCCAACCTGTACGCACTGTTTCCGGTCTGACCTGGAGTAGAGCGACACCAGCATTTCACGGCGGTGGAGTCTACGATTTCTATACCAGTTCCATACGCATACGCGACATCCTGCACGCAGTTATAGAGAACGCCTCCATCGCTTTGGAACCTAAGCCCGCGAGGCTTGTTTGCTGAGATATACAAGTCGATGTTCGCCATGAAGACGAAGTCGGTGGTGACATGAATCCCATCCGACGTTTCAAACCTGACGCCATCGCCGGGAGTTGATCCGTATCCAATGATCTGAGTTTGCAGGCCCGCTGAACTTGCGATGTTCACAGTCATATTTGCGTTAGTTCCGTTGGAACCAATGCGACTTGGCTGCTTCTTGAGGTACAGCGTGTCTCCAGCAGAGATGCTGTTGAATGCAGTCTGGAGATCCTGGAAGGCGTCAGCCTCCGAAGTTCCATCGTTTGCACCAGATGCCTGAGCGTCGAAGTAAAGCGTTGCCATTCATCACCCCACATCCAAAGGTCGAACGCAAGCGTTGGACATTGCATCGACAAGGCTCTGGTCTGTTGCGATTCCCGCAGTAATAGACATGAACGAATTCACCAACTTGCAGAACTCCGAGTTCTTGAGTGGCATGATTCCCTCGGCTGACCGGCCATCGTCGATCGGTTCATCTTCCTGACCGGCGACGGGAGTCAAGCCCGTCGAGGCGTCGAAGGTTGCGAGACCAGTTGAGACCATGACGGGAACGATCTCGGCAGTCACCCGCGAGGTGAGGTCGATGCCTCGGAAGTAGTTGCCACGGAACCGCTCGGAGTCCGGTCGAAGTGATTGCGAAATAAATAAAGTTAAAGTAGGGTTTTCCATTAAGCGAGCTCCATTTTAAGTTTGCATGTTAATCGAGTTACAGTAGCTAGTGTGCCACCAGTTGTAAAAGCTAGGATATCTCCCTCAGATACAGCTGTAGTCCAGCCGCTAAGGGTAGTATCTCTATTAATTATTTTAGCTGAAAGAGAAATTGATCCAACAGCAGAAGAGCTGCCTAACGTAGTATCATCTGCTGCTGGGTCATATTTGGTAATTGTAATAGTAGCTGATCCCGAAGCATCTCCTACTAAGGTAGCTGCTTTAATTATACCATCTCTTTCAACAGGAACATATACAGTTTTAGCTGTTTCGATTACTGAACCCTGACCGTCAAAAGTTACACCGTGATCAACACGAAGGTCGATTTTAGTATCTTCAATAGCTGTTGCATTCCAAGTTCCAGTTGTAATTGTACCTGTTGTTACAATGCTACTGCTACCCGCAAGGGGAGATTTTGCAGCTAAATCTGTAACTAAGTCAGTGACTTCAGATTGAGCATGAGTATGGTTTGTAGGAGCAGCTCCAAGTGTAGTTCGAGCAGCAGCAGCGTCGGCATCATCAACGAGAGTCGAACCAAAGGCCGAGATCCCGTGAGCAGTAGTAACCGCATTGTGAGTTGCGATTGAACCGGACGCCTCAAAGTCGCCAGTAGCCGCTGCAGCTGCAGTACCAAGAGTAGGTGTTCCCGATACATCCGCATAAGCAATAGCAGTGCCATTCCAAGTTCCGCTTGTAATAGTTCCTACTTGGGTAATGTTTCCAGACCCGGCCCAAGTAGATAACGCAGTGTTTTCTACGTTGCCAAGTCCCACATCGGCTTTTGTAGTGTTTGAGTTAAGCAAGGTGCTGATCGAAGTAAGGCCGGTTCCGCCGTTCGACGCTGCAATTGTGGTCCCGTTCCAAACTCCTGTCGCAATCGTTCCCAACGTTGTAATGTTTGACGAACCCGCAAACGTTGAAAGCGCCGTGTTCTCTACGTTGCCAAGTCCTACATCGCCCTTGGTTGTGTTAGAATTAAGCAATGTGCTAATTGAAGTTAGCCCAGTGCCACCATCTGAAACACCAAGAGTGCCAGTAATACTAGAGGCCCCAAGATCTACAGCTAATTCGGTTGACTCAATAACAATACCGCCGTTTGCCTTAAGATCGGCAGACAGAGTAGCTGCGTAGTCTCCACCAAGGGTAGTTGATTGAGTAACGTCTAAACCGTTTCCAGCTGTAATGGCTACGGAATCAATAAGACCGCCGGTGCCATTGCCAGTAGATGGAAGATTAAATAAGTTAGATCCATCAACTGCGGGTAACTTTCCAAATACATCTAATGCAACTACGTTATTAGATGCTGTACCAACAGTTCTATTAATAATATCATCAGAAGCAGCTAAGATATTTGTTTTAGGAAGCGCAGTGATACGAGCGTTAGGGATTGTGCCTGTAGTTAAGTTAGATGCGTTGTCTACGCCTAACGCAGTTCGGGCTGCTCCAGCTGTACTGGCGCCTGTACCACCTCGGATAACAGGAACAACACCTGTAGTTATTTGAGCCCCATCAATAGCTAAGCCTTTAGTATCCTCAAAAGTAGCGCCTTCAACTAAAGACAATCTACCTTCTAATTCTTGGACTGACTTAAAGACTTGTCCTAAACCATTATTTAATCCATCAGATGTTACACGACTTCCCGGAGCAAAAGTTTGCGAAATTAAAGTAACATCCTGTGACCTTAAAATACGAACTTTAGTTCCCGAGTTAAAGGTAGGCATTGTTCTAGTTGTGCCACCTGAGTCTATAAAAGTTACTGTATTTGTATTACCTATAGTAACAGTTCGTTGTGATTGGTTAAAGGTAAGTATTGAGGTAGGAAGCCTATAAGCATCATACCATTGATTTAAAGTAAGATCAGCTACGGCTGTGCCACCCGAAGTTGTTGTATAATAAAACAAAACTAAAATCTGGGAAGCATGTGTTCTTGTACTATCTAAAGCAAGGGTTCCGTAGTAATACGAAGGTCCGCTAGCTATAGACAGATTATCTAACTCGGTAATAATATTAGAATCTTTATGCGGCATACATCAGTCCTCCGTGATTGTAAAATTACAAGTGTAGCTACCTAGAGCAGCCCAGATATTGCTTCCTACTGCCGTAGTAGAGTTCTGATATGTTGCTTGTGTATTGCCACTGGGTTTAGCTAAGGTTATATCACTACCTCCGTTAATCGATACTTTAGTAGTAAACCGCCTCATATAGTCTCCGCCCAGTTCTTCTCCTGAGCTACCTCCTGAGGGTAAAAAAGGATATGTTTGCAAACCAGTGTTAGCTCGACCACTAGGAATATTTCCTGTATAGGATCCATACCAAAGCCTGAATCCGTCTACTTGTCCGGGATTCCAAGATTTACCCCAAGCTGTCATTGAAAGAATATCATCGCCAGTAATGTTTGTAAATCCGCTACCAGTAATTGCTCCGTTTAAGATAGTCATAGTGAATCCCTGCGAAGCGTTAGCGGATACAAAAAGACCTCGACCTTTGGCTATCATGTCTTCAATAGAAGCAATAGCAAAATCTTCGGCGCCTCCTCCAGCTTTTACACATCCCATCAAGGAGCCCAAAGCAGCATCTCTTGTAGGATATTCTCCAATTAATCTATTTTGATTAATAGTTAAAGCGTGCTTATCATCAGCAGCTTTAGTTATTTTAAACGACCTAACAAAAGGTACTTTATTTAGTAGGTTAGCGACAGCAGAGTAACTTCTGTCTACCGCTTTACCATCAATTGTGCTATTATAAGCCATTATAATCTCCAAAAAGAAATCCCCGACTCCCCCACCGGAGAGCCGAGGACTAAAAGAGAGAACACTAACGGACAAAACCGGATGTTCTATTTGTAAATCTACCTTTAAGCTCAATCTGAGCTATGTTAACTGGGTTTGGTGTATCAGAAATAATGTATATATCCGTTTCTGCCGCAAACCCTAGTATCTTAGTAAACGTTTCGCCTTGTTTTTCATACAAAGGCATAGGAAGATCGTCAGGATCTCCTGTAAAGAAGGATACTCCTCCCACAGAAGTCATGCTTTCTTCGTCTAACTCACTAGGAGTGTAGGTAAGTACTCGTTCTTTGCGTCCTCGAACTCTTTTTTCAATGTAGTAAGTGCCAGTGTTATGATGCTGAAGATGTAATGTCCTAATTGAGTAGACACCTTCAACAACATTCTGATTCTGATCCCGAACATACTGAGGAGAGAGTTCGATGTTCATGGTATATGACGTACCTACAATAAACTTTCTATAGTTTAACGCTGTAGTGTAGTCACCCGCCAAAGTAATTGTAACAGTACCGCTAGAAATCACGGTATTGCTTTCATCTAGTATGAGAGATTCTCCGGATCTTTCTTCAGCCTGCGTCCCTTCAGCAATATAAAGGTAATCTGGCTTTGGGTTTCCGTATTTATTGATTACAATAGTTGTTTTATCTGTACTACTATTATACGTTACAGACCCAAAAGCCGCTGCAGAACTTTCGCTAATAGAGATCTGGTGATCTAACCTTGGAGTAGCTAAGTTATCTTCATAAAACTTCTGATACTCTAAGTAATACTCATATTTATCAGTAGCTTCGTTAGGATAAAAATGCCTCGTTACAAAATAGATATCGTTATCGTAAGAGTTAACGGTAACTATATCTGTATCATAAATATATCTATAGAAAGCGTTTTGTGCTACCTCAGCTCCTCTATAACGATTTGTGTACATGTAAAGAAACTTCTTGTTATCGTTATCAATCATACACAAAGAGTCATAGCCCGGAACCACAGCAGTATCTCCAAAGTTTGTAGGCAAATACTGAGGACAATTAAGACTTACCTCAATTGCTTGGTTAATAGATACGTTGTTATTATTGAAATAAATGTACGCTCTATTAGGAGCAAAGAAATAAATCTGAGAACCTAGCAAAACAGGGTCTACTAAAGGCGACGTAGAGTAAAAAGCCGTTGGGCTTATCTCAGCCGTGAACGGCGTGATGTTATTCTCAGAGCCTTGCAAAGTAAACTGGATATCAGAAGCTGTGTTAATAAACATGTTTGAAGAAAACGGAGTCATAGACTCTACTTCAGCATATTTATTTGTAGACAACCTAACATCAATAGGATCTGTGTCTGCAATCGTAGAAGGATTGACTACCCAAAAGTCTGAGAAGTCTCCTGTTCTAGAAGAGAACACTGTATCTGCTGCAGATAAGAATAACCTATCCCTAAAGAAAGCCATGCTTTGAATTCTTTTCTGGCTACCTTCTTTAAAAGCTTCGGGACCCGGGTTTGTTTTAAGATTTCCTGATCGCCGCTCTTCTAAGTTTAAGTCTGTAATTGAAAAGACTTCTTTGTTATTGCTATCAAAGTTTTTAATCTTCAATACTTTAGGAAACCTAGACTCATCTAAAACGGAGTATTCGTAAGGCGTTCTAATTAAACGACTATAAGGAGAGTTGTCCTCGTCTTTAATAATGTAAAAACCAGGAACTTCTCCAGCATACGAGTTTTCTACATAGTAGATTTTACCATCACCTTGAGCGTCAATATCTGAGTACAGACTTATAAGAGTCTGTCCTACCTTGCCATCCATGTCTACCGGAGGTTTGTTTAAGGTAAGGTAGTCATCTACTGTACTTCCAGTAGCCGCTCCTTTAGCTCCGTCATTATCTAAATTAGATTCTCCTGCTTTAGGAGGAAACTTAAACTCAGAAAAATCTGACAGTTTATTTCCTAAGTACCGTCTAGTAGCATCTGGATATCTCCAGTCTTCTGCTGACACATACTTAGCAATTGATCCACCATCGTCTGTAGACCGAAGAGTAAACGATGCTGCATCAGTTCCAGCTTCTGTGTTGTAGGCTGGATGATCACCATCCTCTGCAGTACCTTCTTGGATACAGGTAAAGATTAAAACTATGCTAGCGTTATCTTCTAAATTACCTGTTAAGTTTAATGTATAATCTCCTGCAGCGTAGTCTGTTACTAAGCTTTGAAGATCAGTAGGAAGAGTATAGTCTTGAACAATCCCTCTAATGTTAAAGGACAATTTAGTTGGAATTGCCGAGGCTGCTGCAGTAACAGCAAGATCTAAAATCTCATCTACTTCATCATCTGAACCTCCTTGAGAAGTCCATGTAATGTAGTACCCATTGCTATCGTCGCTTATAGTCACTTGAGCCAAAGATACATCGATGTTTAAACCAATGTCACCGATATAAAACTTATCAAGTTCTAAAAATTTAGTACGACCCTCTAAAGTATCAAAAGCTAACTTAATATAAGGAACTAGAGAAGTATTGGGGTTGTGAGTATCGTTCTCTAATGTAAGAGCCTTAACTTTAAAGGTAATTAAATCTAAAGGAATATCTTCGGGTAAAGTCTCAAACTTATATACCTGGTTTTGATTAGTACCTGGATAAGTCACAGTAGCAAACTCTAACGTCCCAGTATCATTGTACCTCTTTTTTAGCCAGTCTTTTAAATCAGTTCCGTTTGCAATAGACGAAAAGACTTGGTTGTTCTTAATATAGAACTGACCGTTTACGTAGATAGAAGCTAAACCTTCTGGATCTACAGGAGTACTAGAGTAATAAACAAGCTTACGCCCTTTAATATCTTCTTGATAATTAGGAGGCGTTCCTGTAGCACCTAGCGGCTTTCCGTCTAAACCTGATTTAACCCAGCTAGTTTTTCCAATCATTGAACTAGGAACAGTTACTCCGTCTAGCTGAGCACTAGCTCCTATATCTGTAGCTGTCCATGTTTTAGCTACACCCGTATATCCTGTGTACACTTTGTTGTTATTAATAAGTAACTGAGGTCCTATTGAAATGGACGATAAAGACTCTCTAAAACTAGAGCTGCTGTTACCATACGTAAAATAAGCGTGGTTATCAGTTTCGTCTGTTCCATCAATAGTACACTCATAAAACCCGTCTTTAGTAACTTTAAAAATTTGGATGTAGTCATCAGAAGAGCTTGTACTTGAGTAATCAATAGCGATTAAGTAACGCTGTTCTTCTGAGATTTGAAACCAAAAAAATCCATAGTCAGCAGTCACTGTACTATTAGCCAAGCTTAGTCTTGAGTCTGTTAAACTAGTATCTAGCGTGGTTAGATTAGCGTTTGAAAAACGTTGGATAAAATTAGTAGGCGGTCTTTTTTCAACTGACCGCTCTAAAGTAACTAATACATTGTCTAAGTTTTGTGCTTCGTTTAAAGAACGCTTAGTTGGGGCCTGTCTACCGACACCTCCCGAAAGAGTAGGTATAGCAATTCTTGTTTGATCTCCGGGATATCTAGCTCGTTTATCAAAAGTTGGCATAGTTGTCTCACTTAGTTCGCCATCGTCTAAAGCGATTAGGATCTAGACGTACATTTCTGTCTGTAGCTTTAAAAGCGCCGTGGTTAAGATCAAGGATGTTGTAACCCTTGCTTCTTGTATCAGCACCTTTAGATTTAGCTCCATAATATAGCTCTAACTGAGCAATGTAATTGTCTACTGCGCCATCGCCTTGACTTAACATTTGATATTGTCTAGCTGCTTGAGTTGTAATATCCTTTTGAACAGGAGTATCCATGTTTTCCCAAGATACTTTTTCAATAATCTCAGCAGTGTAAGTTCCGTCAGGAAAGATATTTGTATTATCGGTTAAGTTAAAAAAATAAGGCGTAGCTTCCCAGCCTCTAGTGACAATACGAGCGTACTCGACATCCTTTTGCGCTGCTGAAACAAGTGTAATCATCTCAGCAGAAAGCGTATCAACTCCAATGTACATAATCCCACTAATAGGGGTAAAGTCTCGCAAAGTAATATTGTTAGCAAGTCCTCTAGCTTGAGCGTCAATGGTTTTTTGCTCTAAAATCTGTTCGGCAATAGATGTATCCACGCCAGAACTTGCGGTTAAACTAGTTACTGGAGTTTCGCCTGATAGTAGAAGCATTTCATTAACAGCTTGTAGTTTTGTATAAGCTCCCATCATAATCTCCTATAAAGTTGTAAAGCCGAGTGACCCCCGCAAAGGGGCCACCCGGGTAGATATTGATCACCACCTCTCTGTGTGTAATAGGGTATAAAGCCTAACCACGAACAGAGAGTTAATATCAGGTGTTGACAACGACAGCAGCACTACCAGAGTACTCGCCAGTCATGCCAAGATCAGTACGGAAGTCCGCCTTCTCAAGAGTACTATTAGAATCACTACCGTCAGTAACAGCTGCGGTGCAGACAATCGAAGCACACTCTGGCTTAAGAACGCCAGTACCGCTCATCATCGAAGCGACGGTGAAGACAGTGTTGCGACGAACGTCATCAACGGTGTCAACCTTAAGGCCGGTCTTCTGAATAGAAGCAACAGCACCGCTCTGCCAGATGCAAGCCTGTACACCTAGATCATCAAATGCTAGGTTGTAGCGATCTTCGCCAATCTTGTAAGCAGTGTCGTTTGCAGGAATGTTAGGCATGTGGTTAGTCTTAACAATCTTGCAACCCATGTACTCAAGCGAGTCCTGAATTGCCATCATGCCTTCA